TAGGACATAGAAAAGTAGCAAGAGCAATCGTAGACGGAAAAGCAATAGTTGAACCTGAAAGCTTAGATATTACAGGTAAACTAAAAAACATGATAATGTCTGATTGTGACGCTATTGGCTATGTTCATAGAGAAGAAGATAAACTAATGATTTCATTCAAAGCTAATGAAGCTATAGAGGCTGGAAGTAGATGTGAGCATCTAAAAGGTCAAATAGTTGAATTTGAATGGACAAACCTATATAAGAAGGAGAAAAAGTAGAATGGGCATAATAAGACCAACAAGTAAAAGCAGTAACGAAACGAGTAATTATTATGGTATATGTGATATAGCTGTATTAGGATTCGCTGATAAAAGTGAAAACTATGAATGGGCTGATGTATACCTAGAAGTTGACGTCAAACAAAAAGGCAGTGACTACACTAAAACAATACGATTAGCTGGCTCTTTAGATAGAGACCCTGATGGCTCCGTAACAGGTGGCTCAGTACTTAATCGCCTATACCACTTCTTTGATGTGCTAGGTGTAAGTGCAGGAATCAATGCACAAGGTGCTTTTGAAACCGAAGATGGGAAACCCATTGAGGATATAGCTAAGTATTTAAGTGATAATCACTCAGTTGGAACGGAAGAACCAACAAGCTTTCCATACCTAGCTTATGTTTATAAAGAAAAACCTAAGCAGCCAGGTGGGAAAGTATACACAAGAGTTCACTATAAAATAAATGTTAATTCAGAAGAGGGCAGAAGAAAGCTTACTGATGATATTAATTGGTTTAAAAGTAAAGGCTTTATAAAAGAAGCTAAACTTGATGAGCCAAAGACTACTGTAGAAGAAATGGATGAAATATTCGGTTCTGATGCAATAGGAAATATGTAGTGGACTATATTGAGATAGCAAAAGGGGGCCCGAGAAATCGTGGCTCCCTTATTCTCAAGAAAGACCTATTAAGACATCTAAATAAAAATATACCTTTTTACAGAAGTGTTTATACATATGATAAAGATGCGTATAAATTTGCTGAAGCTAATGGTGGTTTGAAAAACTACTTTGGTAAAAGAGGTATTGATAATATAATACTAGATATAGATAAAGGAAATAGTTCAAATGAACATACCAGGCAAAAAGCAATTGGAATTATTGTCAGATTCGAAGAGTTCGATGTTTCGCAAAACTCTATCCAATGCTATTTTTCAGGTACTGGGTACCATATTGTTGTACCTAATTCTGTATTTGGCTTTACACCTAGTGATAATATACATTACAGTGTTAAATCAACTATAGCAAAGCTATTTCCTGAAGCTGATAGTAGTATATTTATGAGAACTGGAATTTACAGAGTAGCACATACTGTAAATAGAAAAACTAACTTATATAAAATTCCTATAACAATACAAGAGTTATTCGATACTGATATAGATTTAATTGAGTTAGCTAAAGATGCAAGAATAGGTTATCCTTACTCTGAAAAGGTAGGGAACGCAGAAATGAGTAAATATATAGTGACAGAAGCTCCAAGAATACAACAATCCAAAAAGACAACAGAACCTATGGATATTGTACCTTGTGTTCAAAAGATGTTAAATATAGGCCCCCAAGAAGGGAATAGAAATCAAACATTAATGAGAATAGCTTCACATTGTGCAAGGCACGGCATACCATCAGAATATGCTAAAGCCATGATATTGCATTGGAATAATAATAGCTTAAACAAAGATGAAGTCATAGAGAAAACAGAATATGTCTACAATAGAGGCTATAAATATGGATGTCAAGATTCAATAATGCACGAACACTGTCAAACAAGATGTATTTACTTTAAAAGAAAAGATTACCTAGTTGACGTAAAGAATGTAGAGGACTTACAAGCAGACTTAGCAAGTAGATTAACAACAGATTTTAGTGGTCGAACTATTGATGTTGGTAAATCTCTAGGAATAAGTGCAGACTGTGAGATATATCCAGGCGAATTAGTTACTATATTTGGACCAACAGGTTCAGGTAAAACTACATTTGCTCAAAACCTAGCATTAGGAGTTGATTTCAAGAATGATGATATAAATATAGATTCTCAGATTCCTTGTTTATATTTATCATTAGAGCTATCAGCATGGTATATGCACAGAAGAAACCTACAAATAGTAAGCGGTTTAGATAAAGAGCAAGTAACAGATAACTTTGAAGAAGTATATGATATTCATAAAGAAAAGTTAAGTCACTTAGTGATACAAACTGTAGCTCCTAATTTAGACCAGATACAACAAAAAGTTAGAGAACTTCAACCAGCCGTAGTAGTTATCGACTATATCGATTTAATAAGTACAAATTCACGGTATATGGGAGAATATGAGCAGATTAAACAAGTTTCTCATTATTTATCTAACTTGGCAGTTAACATGGATATAATAATAATACAGATAAGTCAGGTGAGTAGAGATTACAGCCGAAACGAGGCATTAGACCTGTATGCAGGTAAAGGTTCAGGTGCAATAGAGAATGCCAGTCGTAAAGTAATTGGGTTAAACGGACAAGCAAATGAAGATACAAAGAAAGTTGGTATGTATAAAAATACTGACGGAGAATTGTTTGAAACAGAGCTTGTTTGGCAACCTTCATTTAGATTAAGGAGGACATAATGAAAGAAGGCTCACTAGTATTTATACTAAGAGATGACAATTGTTTTCTAATTAGATTTTTCCACCTAATTGGATTTGCAGTTGTAAAGCATGAAAATGAAATTGGTATAGGATATCAATTGTCTGTACTAATATGGAAACTGGATATAGGTATTAACTTAACTAAAAGACGAGGTGATTATGTCGAGAGAATCAAAAACGAAACGGGTCCTGAGGCATCTGCTTAGCGGACTTAAGTTGACTCCAATGGAAGCTTATCGAAGCTACCATACAATGAGATTAGGTGCAATAATACACACATTAAGGAATGGATATAAAGGAAAAACTTATAATATAGTTAACCTTAATCCAAACGGTAAGTATGCGGAATACCAAATCGAAGAGAAATAGGAGAAAACAGCAAGTGAATTGGGAGGGGCTTTATATGAAGAAGCTCCTTCCAATACACAAGAACCATTCTAAAAAGATTTATCATAGAATGATGAAGAAATCTTCGACATTAAAATCCTCTTTAAAAAGAAGGAGTAGAGAGTATGAAGTCGAATTTAAAGTATCGCTTACAGAGCTTAGAAAGTTACTTTATAAATCTTATGGGAGACCGTGTATATATTGCGGTGAAACTTTGGTGGTGGGGAATATGGCGTGTGACCATATTATTCCTCTTAGCATGGGTGGTGGTAGTATTATTACTAACCTTCACATAGTATGTGGTCGATGTAATACTAGAAAAGGCCCACTAACACATAAAGATTATAAAGAATTATTAAAAAGTCTTGATAAATTGCCTGAAGATGTAGTAAAATATGTACTCAGGAAGTTAGCGAAATCAGAAGTTTTTTGAAATAATTAGTAAGGTACGACGGGAGCGGTATACGTTAAACAATGAAGCTCCGTATCGGTCAAGATAGTACGGTTCAGGGGTCCTAGGTAATTAACCTCTGCTTTGCCATCGAACCTTACTATAAATTAGGGCAGAGTCAGCCGTCAAACTCCTCTTGACAACCTACACTCTTTCTCACTCTGCCCGAAGATTTGGGAAGTAATGCTAAACTAATGGTAAAGTTAATTTAACTGATTATATTTAAATTGAACGCTATTAGAAGAATATCTCGTCGAAAAGATGCTTCCCAATTAAATTAGTAAGTACACGGCACACCATTTGACAACATTGCCGAATAAGTTAGGAATCCTACTGCGTGAGCACTGGTGGGGCGGTTTTACGAGATACATAATCTCATCCTTTACTGTCCTTTAAAACCTAACTTTTGTACTTGCTATATAATGGTATTTGTCCGTATATTTAGAGTCCTTATGATAGAAACTAGACAATGTTTTGCTTGCGGACAATTAGTATATGTACATGATTGTCATTATCAATGTAATAGCTGTGGCTATGCAGAGAACTGACAAGATATATCTGGGAGGTTCTCTCAGAAAGGAAAGATAAATGTCGTCAAGAAAGATGAGTCAAAAAGACATAGAAAAGTCGATAAAAGCAGAGAAGAAATTAAAATCATACATAAGGAAGAAATACGGTAAGATAAACCTTGGTTTCGTCAGCGAAGGTGTATCTGAAGCTTGGATAAGGAGGTTCTATGAGAACAATCGTAAGCGAAGGATTCTTAAATAAGAATAAAAAAGCCATGAGACCTGACCCAGTGACAGGTAAATGGAGAGGAAGAAAGTCAGCAAATGGTAATTTCGGAACCATAAAACCTCTTTGGTCTAATAAAATAAAGATAAAAGATAAAGAGCATGAGATAGAAGTGTGGACATTTGATAATAAATGGGGCACTCAAATATTGTTTTATAAATTATATGAGGTTAAAGATGAAAAAAGTCTCGAAGAACAAATGTAGTTTAGAAGAAGAATATGCCTTCGAACATCAGCAAAGAATAAAAGCGGAGGCATATGTCGCAGAAGTTTGGGAAATGAACCAAGAACTAACAGAAGAGGTTTTAAGGCTACAAAAAGTCTTAAACGATAGAGAGTACCCAAAAACTACTTTAGCTCCTTCTAGTGCCAAAAATAAGCTTAAAACACGATTAGACAAAATTTATAAGGAAAGAGAAGAGGCAATTAAGAGAATGGAGAGCAAATGGGTAAAAAAGAAGAATTAAGAATCCTTTGGGGATTAGTCAGAAGAATTAATAATACTATATATGGATATAAAAAACCAACAGGGAGACCACGTGGCAAAAACAAAAAGAACCAAAAAAAGCCTAGAAGAAGGCATTAAAAATATAGAAATTAATTTATCTAATGTATATATGGAAACTCAAAAGTTAAATACTTTTATGATAGGTTTAGAAAATCTTGTTATGTATTTAGCAGAACATTTAGATAAGAAAGAAAGCTTTGAAAAGTTTATAAAAGGTAAACTTGAAGAGCATAAGAAAGAGTTGGATAAAGACGAAGAAAAATAAATTTTGTGGAACCGCTCGGTCAAATTACGGCTTATAGACCCCTTCCTTTTTTAAATCTTTAGACATTCTGCTTATACCATACATTGGGAATCCTGAGAATTTATCAATAGCCATCATTGGATTTTCCATTAAATTGTTTTTAGCCCAAGGGGAAACATCTTTTATTACCCTTCCAAATGGAAACATTGTATATATATGATAGTTTGCAAATCTTTCCCAATCATTAGCTATAAATGAATCTAATCCTGCTACAGGAAGTCTAGCTATAGGAGGGGTTATTAACTGTAAGGGAGCTATTTTAGCAGGCCATGTACCCATAAATGTTCTTTCACGCTCTTTTTCGTCACCAAATACCCAATCTGCAGTATCTTGTAACCAATTCCAAGGAGCTGGCAATGCTGTTTCAAATAAAGAATACATAAACACATTTGCTAAAGCAAAGACAAATAAATCTAATTGTAGGGTTCTTTTGAATTTTTCAAATGCTGGAGTACCTTCTTGTAATCCAAATATAGCAGCTTCTTTTCTAATATCATTTCTAAATCTTGCTGCATTCCATTGCCATAATTGGAAACGAGTCATAATTTTGCCAAGAGCTGTTCTTGCAAATGCTGGTCTAAATGGTGCAGAATAAAGGAATTGAGTAGCTTTTACACCTGCTTTTGCCTGTTCTATTAAGAAAGGATGATTTATATTATCTATAGCTCCATCAAATCTTTTCCAAGCTTGAACATAATGAGCCATAAAAGCATGTCTTCTAAGCATCATCTCTGGCTTTGACATAAACTGAGATGCAATATTCATCATACTTTTGCTTAACTCATGTTTTTCAGATAGGCTTTTAAATGTTTTTGCATCTATTTTACCATCTTTCATTTGCTTAACAACATCTTTCATAAATTCAGTTTTACCACGCTTAATAACTTCAGGGTTTAATCCCCATTCATGCATCATAAAATCAGGAATAACACCATGTTTAATGATAAATTTATTTATATCATCTTTAGACTTCCATTCAGGATTTATTCTTTGCAACCATTTTATATCTGTTCCTTGTTTCCAGTTCTGGTAACCAGCACTTTGTAAAGTATGAAGACTACCGCCAAATACATTACCTACAGCTGATTTTGGATGAGCTAAAAGAGATGCTAATTCAAACTTTGCTTCAAGATTAGATATTTTATTTAATGTAGAATATGGTATTTCATTCATTAACTCATTTAGATTTTCATACTTTGTAGGGTCTTTAACAATCATATTTTTCATTTTTTGCATTCGTTTTTTAACCCTATTGTCAGCCCACCAACCATATGGAGTAGCTGAAACCTTCATACCTGGGTCATTATATACATAATCAGGTATAACAGAAGGATTACCCATAGCATCTT